AATGATTGTGGCATATGAGTGTGGCGTCCTTGATTGTGATGATTGTGTGCTTGTGAAAAAAATAAAAAAGCCGAAACCCCTGTCATAGCAGGGGATCTCGGGATTATTTAATTATATCAATTTTTACGAATTAACTACAACTCTTGCGTATTCATAACGGGCAGAATTATATCCTGCCTCCTTGTGAATAACCCGATATCCCTTGTCTAGCAAGGATTTATGCGTTTCGTCCGCGTGGCGTGTAGCCTCGGGTGTTGAGTCATCATAAACCATATAAATATGGTTATCCATTTGTGATTGCCTCCAATGTTTGATTAAGTTTTTTAGCTCTGTTACCATGAGCTAAGAATGCAACTGCACACTTGCGTTTTGACTGAGCACATAAACCACAGTCGACACAGTTTGTATCGGATGTTTGAGCTGGACAGACAACAATCTTGTTGTTGTTTGGTGTATGTGTTGGTACTTCCTTGCTGTTGTCTACGACAACGACAGCCGGAATGCCTGAAGCTATCGCGTCGTCAACTTGTGCTAGTGTTTCGCATGATGCGTTGACGGTAAAACCGTTATTGTTAGCATACTTCACAGCCTCGAGATTATGTATATAATCTAGCTTGTGGTGTGTGTAAGTATAACCTCTAGCTTTGCTAGACTTGTTAGCGTCAACAAGGGACTTGAGTAAATCAAGTCTGATAAGCTCGCGTCCCTGCTCATCAGCTACCCAGCCGAGGTCGCCAGCTTGGTTGTGACGCCAGATTTGGCGAGGCTTGAGACTACTTACGTAGTCGCAAAGGTCAGACCAAGAACCACCTCTCTCGTGAGAGGTGACTTTTTTCCAGTGCTGAGCTAGATGAAATCCAGATTTTGCGTAGCAATTTCCAGTAATGTGTGGACAAGTGGTTGGACATGAGCTAGACTCGGTAGTTGTTACAGGCATTCTGCCTGTTTTTGCGTTAGCTGATTTTTTGGTGATGTGGACAAACATGACAGGATGGATGTAAGGTGGACAATTTACCCTAAAGGGTAACAGCGTCCCTGTGGAGTTGAACCACAGGTTAAGACCCAGACGCTAACTAACCGTAGGTTAGAAAGGTAGAGCTGCCTTGCTATCGCAAGTAGCACCTATGAACTGGTAGCAAAGCTTACCAGTAGCGACAGTATTACCGTAAAGGTAATCTCTGACACGGATAGCTTTCTGTGAAAGCTCTTGTACCCAGAAGCCAAGTGACATGTTGTCGTTAATCAATAGATTAACAATCTTAGCTCTGCTAACGTTTGAGTACTTGTACTCATAGCCATTGGTGTAACGTAGTGTCACAGTCCCTGCAAAAGGGTTGACGTTGATAGCTTCTACTGCTGTAGAAGTTCTAGGTGTAGGCTGAACGTTAAGTTTGAACATAATCGAAAATTGTAATTGAACAGTGAGTAGAGAGTTGTAGTTAAGTTATATTATCTCTCTCACCTATTCTAGGAGAGAGAATATAACATAACGTAAACAACTCTATCTACCTTCCCAGTATAAGCCCTATCCAGACCACATTACAACTCATCTTAACATTCTGTAACAATATATAACTATCTACGATAGTATATTATTGTTGTCTCACTGCGTCTCAAGCTGGCAACAGATCGCTGCTCACGCGCGTTCTAGATATCCGCGTGCCTGCATGCCTGCGCGATTTAGTTGTATCCGCTCGCCTACGGCTCGCTCCCTCTGCGGTACTGTCTCCTTGACAGCACTGCATATCGTGAGAACCCTTGCTATCACTGGCTGTGGCGGTGCGAGCGAAGCGAGCTGGACTCGCGTTGGACACATATGCGCGATCAATTAACGCGTGCGCGTGCCTGCGGTAACGGGGCGACCCCCCTATGGGGGATCCTGCCGTCCGCGACTATATATAATACACCTGAGAAATTTCTGTCAAAAGTTACGCTTGTCCACTATCAGCTAAGAATTGAAATAAACCCTTATCTGTAAGCACATGTTTGTACATATCGTCAAATACTTTTGGCGGTATGGTACAAATGTGTGCACCGGCTTGAAATGCTTTACCAACTGTAGCAGCATCACGTATGCTTGCAGCTAGTATTTTTGTATCTGTTCTATTATGGCAAAATACTTTAGCTATTTCACGAATTAGTCCTATGCCATCATGTCCGTTGTCGTCTAAACGTCCAACAAAAGGTGACACATAGGTTGCGCCAGCTAAGGCACATAGAATCGCCTGTGACACGCTAAACACCAACGTCATGTTAGTACGTATGCCCATAAAATTAAGCATCTTACAAGCCTTTATACCCTCTGGTGTGCAAGGTAGCTTAATAGTTGCTTCATGCACCCATAACTTACCGTACTTGATGCCATTTTCTATTAATTTATCTGCAAACTTACCATTTACCTCTATCGACAAATCTTTTATGCCTAGGTCATGTATTAAATCAGCGTACACGTCGTCAGGTTCCCTACCACTCTTTTTAATTAGTGTAGGGTTGGTAGTGATTCCGGATATAACACCGGAGTCTAATCTTTTATCTATATCTTTAATAATAGCTGAGTCTAGAAACAGCTTCATTTAAAAACTCCTATACGGGTGAGAACGTACATTGTTAGTATCGTCCAGAATAGTACTTCTAAACCTATATTATTCATCTTCTTCTTTAGCTTCAGGAAAGTATCCTATAGTAAAACCGCCATCCTCTGTTTCTTCTATAACAGCTTTGTACACGGGTTCCGATAACTCGTCCATCTTTGCGTGGTAGTCGTCGATAGCCATGTCTATTGTTTGTTCTGTTTTTAGATTTATCCATCTGTTTTCTAAACCGATCAACATGCCTAGTATTAGGAAGTTAAGGGGTGGGAAAGGAGTCTTCAGACTCTTGTATAACTCTTTAAAGTGATTAATTTTTAACTTATGTTCCATATCTAGTTAACGTAAGTAGGTAGAGGTGATATCTATAAGGGATATCCAGCTAACATTGTTGTATTAGGAGGGAGAGTCCACCCTTCTCTCCCCTATTAACCCGTCATTACCCTCAGACCCACGTATGTTTACCGTTACTATCTGAGATACCTTGAGCTTCTTTACGCTGCTCTAAGGTCATTCCCATCACCAGATGGTTGGTAGCAGCCTGCGGATCTTCTATAAATTGTTCTAGTATATCGTTCCACTCGTCTCTTTTTCTTTGTTTGATCTGTTCCTGTGCTGATATAGACAGTGCATCTATGTAGTATTTTACACCTTGCGCTAGGCAGTCTAACCTATCGTCGTGTTTAACTGCATACTTCTGTCTACACATACGACTCATTTGATAGAACAACATGTATAAAAGCCTTTCTTCTGGAGGAGCTTCTCTGTTGGAGTTATAATCCCAGTCGATGACAGACTTATTAATAATAAGACGGTGCTGATTAAGCACAGGCTCGAGAGTATCAATAATCCTGTCTTCTTTTCTAACATTAGCTCTTACCTCTTCTACTAATATACGTTGTCTTGTCTGTTGTAAGTGTTTTTTAAATAGCTCTGCTACTATACCGTCACCGAAGTTAGACTCTATTACGAGTGTATTTACGTTGTATTTTTTACAGCCTCTTAGTATGTCCAACAGGGTGCTGTCGGAATACCCATCCCTATAGGCACGCATTTCGTGTAAATAGAGTAAGCCATTTTTTTGCGATATGTAGGCTGCTGCCGTTTCATCGGCTCCTCGTCCGGAGGGGTCGACTGAGCAGATGGTTTCTTGATAGTCTGTCCACTCGCCTTGTTGTTGCATAGGTGAGTAGAAGTAGTCTCCCGGTAAACCGACTGTTGGCAGATCTTTGAGTACGTTTCTTGGGTCTGAGCACCATACGATATTGTCGGGTGCTTTAGTAGGATTGACGCTAGTAACAACAAGGTCAGCCATTTTGAGAGGAAACTTCTCAGCGTCTGATAGACTTGTATCCAACATAAACTGCAACATAAAGTTGCTACGTCCCATAGATGCTTCCCGTTCAACAAGGTCATCTTCACTAAATCTGTCATCTGTAGGTGTCCATGGTGTTACTCCGTTGTCTATGTCTTCTTGTAGCTGTGGAGCTATAAGTCCTTCGTAAGGGGTATTGTTTCTTGGGTATCTTGCGGTCCAAATAAATGGTTTGTAATTCCTGCTTGCCAACTTACGATAAATAGTAAAAGTAGTCTGAGGAGTCCCGAGATACATAATACGGCTATCGTCTTTCGGCGTAAGGATTGATTCGGCTTCTGTACAGAGTTGGAGGAGTTTTTCACGCATCAACTCCGTCATGCTGTTTCCCGGTACCTCTATGTCGTCCAGAATCATCAAGTCGGCACGACTTCCCGTTAACTGACCAGTAATACCAACACTTTTGACTGATGGTGCCTGATGAGGTGAGCATAGTACGTCGAAGGAAATTCTTGACCATCTCGCGTCGTCGCTCTTTGGTTGTAGGTGACTTAGCCATGGTGTTTCAATAATAAGTTTTTGTAGGAAGATACTCATGTTGTCAGCTCTTTCCTTAGAAGCTGATATAATCATTATCTTCTTTTCTGCGTCATTGAAGAGTGTCCATAACACAAACGCTCCAGTAATCCAACTTTTTCCGACTCCTCGGAAGGCTTGGATCTGTAAACGTTTTGGTCCATGTTGTAGATAGTCTGCAATGGCGTATTGCGCCCTAGTAGGTGAGGGTAGATCAAGCTGGTCCCACAATGCCTGTAAAAACAGCTTGAAATCGCTCTGTAAGGACGTTAAAACGTCTGTCATTTAGATTGGTTAATAAGTTGCTCAGTAAGTTTCTTGAGGTCGCTACTAACGCCTGATGTGTAGTTTTTAGGCATTGGTATAACACCTAATTCTTTTCCTGTAGAAACTTCTAACAAAATTAAATCTTTCATATTAGATCTATCTGTTTTAACAACAACATTGTTGCCTCTTTTTCTAATCCAGTTATAAAACCAATATTCAAAATTATTTTTATATTCTCTAGCGTAATGATCTCTAGCTATAAATAAATTTGCATTTTCATTAGCAAGTGGTCCATGTTTTTTCCACCATTGTTGACCACCCATAATAGCTATATCATGTTCAATACTTGCTACAAAATTTCCACCAGCAGCTTTTGTTGCTTCGTTTTCGTTTCTAACTATAGCTTGTAGTCTTGCATAGTTTTCTCTTGCTGCCGGAGAAGTAAATCCTACTTTATCTCTGTTTGCCTGATTTGCACGTTTTCGTGCTGCATTTTTTGACTTATCTTGTAGTTGTAATGGTCTTTGACCTTCTAAAGAAATGTCAGTCTGTTTAGTAGGAGTAGAACCCCCACTAACAAACATTTGCTCTTCACCTTGCCAAGTACGTGCTGCTTTCCCAAACTCTGCATCATAACTTTGAGTTATTTGTTTGGGTGTTATTTCAGGATTTAGTTCACGTGCTCTATACCCGTAAGCTTTTAAATTCTTACGCATACCTTGTTTGCTAAGTGCAGACTTTACGTATTGAGTCTTAGCAAGTTTACCTCCGCCAAGAGCCCTAGCGATTATAGTATCTATCGCCATTAGTTTCTACTTCTTCTTTTTCTTACTTGCTAAATACTTTTTCCTAATCTTAAGTCTCATAGCTTCTTTGTTAGCTGCTGCTGCTTTAGCTTGACTACCAAATTTCTTGATGTTTTTCTTAGCTAGTGCTTTAGCTCTTTCTGCACCAGTCATCGTAGTGCTTTTTTTAGACTTAGGCATGTCGTCAGATCTTGACGCCTTTTTACCATGCTTACGCTCAAAAGGACTAACGTATGATTTTTTCTTTTCGGTTTTCTTGTTCTCTTCTAACTTTTTAAGTCTTAATTTTTTCTGCGACTCTTGTAGTTTACGTCGCATTTCCATTTTTTTAGACATAGTTTCAGGTTCCTTTAATAATGTGTTGATGAATAATTAGTTCTCGAAGTGGCTGGAATCCAAATACCTTTCGCATCCATCCGAGCCAATGGCTACTACCTTTGTCCGCATTACATTTCCTGCACGCGCATACAACATTCGTTGTAAGATCTTGTCCACCTTTGCTACGAGGTTTGACATGATCGAGTGTAAGTTCTTTAAATTCATAAGTTTTTCCGCAATAAACACATGTACAATCGAAGTGCTCTTTAATAGCTCTTCTCCAGAGCCGTTTAGATTCTGAACTTGTCATGGTTATTAAATTTTGTAAGTAATGGTTTGGACTAGGTAGTAATGGGGTCATTTACGTATTTTGAGTCGGCTTTTTCTGTTTTCTGATGGTTTCTGTAGTCTTCCCTTGGTAGTAC